GATAGAGCGTTTGCATAAAGAGGTTCTTCCATTCAAACGAGAAAAGAAGCAAATCAAAGAAGAGCAACCTTTGAAAATAGCAACCACAAAAGAAGGTCAAGAGGATTTTGATTGGTTGCTAGATCATCTTATCAAACAATATCAGAATCTTCCTTCAGGCCTCAACAGGGATCAACTTATCAATCTCAAAGAATCCGTATATTGTCACGATCTCAATCTTCAAAAAATAAAAACAGCTATAGGAGAGTAACATGAAACACATAGCAAGCAATCTAACAGAATATACAGATAAAAATATCAAAACCTTACAGGAGCAGTATGAGGAGAATAAGAAGAAACTATCTAGTGATCTTGATCTTCATGTTGATGATATGGTTATTTTCAGGAAAAAAGAATTGTCAAAGGTTCAAATTGTTGGTAAGATTCTTTCAATCACTGAAAACACATTACATGTCAAGACATTTGTTTCTTTTAAGGGGATCAATGAATTCTATCTTGATATCGGAGCAGTTAAAAAGTATGATACAGTATCGAATAGCAAACAGCATAAGAAAACTTGAAACGATAGAAGATTCTCTGAGATTCTTTGAATCTGCAAAAAAAGAAGAAGAAGAATCTCTGTTAAATCTTATATCTAACTATATGCAACAATGTACAGCAGAAGAGAATCAGGAAGGGATAGATAGTCTTGTCAGATATTTATACTGGTATACAGATTTTAAGCCTTCTCACATCTCAGAGATTACAGGAATAGATAACAGAACAATTACAAAAAGAGCAGGGGATCTCGTGTTCTCTGCTTCCTGTTCTCGCTGTCAAACATCTTTTGCAAACAGAAGAACCTCAAGAACCGATCAAGGCTCTCATCTTTGTCCTGCTTGTCAAAATCAGGATATTCTAGATCATCATAAAGTTTTTTTAGAAGATTGGATTGATAGCTCATGGGCTACTCATAAAAATCCAAAGATGGATCAGGGAACATATTCTGCATATCTTCACAGTCAACACTGGAAGAAAACACGAGGAGAAGCATTAAAAAGAGCATCTTATAGATGTCAAGCATGTTCCTCCAAAGATGAGATTCTAGATGTTCATCATAACTCTTATGATAGACTAGGAGCAGAAGATCCTTCTGATTTGATTGTTCTTTGTCGATCCTGTCATTCAAAGGTACATGGCAAATGACTTGTCTAGTGAGTACAAAACGCAAAGAGATAGATAATAGCTATTCTGTTCTAGTCACTTGTTTGTCTTGTGGTTACTCTATGAGAGTTGACGCAGAGTTTGATAAGATTCTTTGCCTCAACTGTACCTGCAAACTATACAAAACAAAATACTTGTCACAGAAGGCCTTGAAAGAAAGAATATCGCACCTAGAAAAAGAACTGAAGCAGGAACTAGATGCAACAGCAAAAACTGTAATAGCAGGATTCTCTCCTGTATCTCCCTTCACATCGTACAAAAAGAGCAAACAAAGATTAAAACGGATCTCTGCTCTTCCTGAAAAGATAAAAAAAGAGAAAAAATAACAAATAATTGTTTACAACTCCTTTTCTATGTGTTACATAATAAGTAACAACTAACAAAGGAGAAACAAATGATAGAAGTAGACTACAAACCAGTTCTAGAAAACAATACATTCAACTACATCAATGTCGTATCTAGCGCAGGAATCATCATTGAAAGATTCACTTGCAAAGAAAAGATGAGTGCATATCTTGTACAAAATTGCTTCCTTCCTTTTGAATGGAGAGCATACTGGAGAGAATACACAAATGAAACCTTCATTACAGTCTTTGTAATGTAATAACCAACAACTAACAACCATAGGAGAACAAAATGAATACAATCATTGAAATAGCTACTTTATGCCTTGAATATAGAACAGAGGTTTATATCTTCCTCTTCTCTTCTGCTCTTTTCACTTCTCTTCTTATGTTTGGAGGATCAAATGAATAAACAGCAAATCATACAACACTTGAATGAATATGTCGATCAGATTGTAGAAGAACACAAGTTCAAACTCTTTTCTAGATACGTCAAAAGTAAGAAGGTGCAATTTGTAGATTGCTCTGTTGCTCCAAATCTAGAATATACATTCATGACTGGCAAAACCATAACAGGAGGCCACACTGTAAAAATCTTTGATAGATTGGGCAAAAGAGAACCTCAAAGAATGCAATGTAGTTGTGCAGATTGGACTTATAGACTGAAGAAAGAACAGAAGCCTTGTAAACACATTTTCGCATTAATAGAACGCTATCAAACCAAAAGAAAGTACTTGCTTGAAAAAGCATGGCTTATACAGCAGAAGAAACTTAAAGAACTAACCAACCTCAAAGGAGAATAGAATGAAACTCAATATCTATATCAATCGACTTGTTAGAAGCATTGAAAAAGAGATCGGAAAAAAAGAAGCAATGAATCTTCTAGGAGTACGTAGAGAAACGATCTTCAGATGGAGAAAAAACTACTATGGCCTATCTGTAGACAATCTTGAACATATCTCTAGAAAATATTGTTCTGTATTTCCTGATTCTGATCTCAAAGAAGTGTTTATGCAAGGTTTGATCTGTTTGATGGAAGATAGACTATCTGATCCAAAGAAAATGAAGAATTAATTATTTTGATCTTTTTTATATATATTTGTTGCATAACAAGTAACATATGTTATTATACATGTATAACCAACAACAAGGAGTCTTTTATGACTATTTCAATCAACCTTCCTGTCGATCAAATATCTTCTCTTTCTGCTCTTGATAAAGCAGCTGTAATTTATGCTTTGGCTGTTAAATATTGTACAGCTGATCTTCAAGGTTTTCTTTCTGAAGCAACAGCTTCAAAAAAAGCAGGAGGTTTTAACAAATGCAAAAACATTTGTTTGATTGATATCCTTTCTCATGTCAATATGTCAAATGAAGATCAAAACATCCTAGAAGATTGTAAATAAAACAATTTATTGTCAATCTCATTATAAAAGGCTAGATTATTTCATCTAGTCTTTTTTTATGGGGTTTGTATGGCAGGGAAGAAGAAGCAGGAGAGCATAGGACAATATGTAGATATAGATTCACTGGTTGAATGGGAACATAACCCTAGAATCAACACTGAAGCGATCTCTAAGGTTGCAAGGTCTATAGAGCGTTTTGGTTTTGCTTCTCCTATCATAGCAAAACAATCAGATGAACCTCCGTATATTGTTCTTGCAGGCCATACAAGACTGAAAGCAAGTAAGAAGATCGGATTGTCAAGTGTTCCTGTTAGATTCTTAAATTTGAGCCAAACAGAAGCAGAATTGTTTGCTATAGCAGATAACAAACTTGGAGAAATATCTGATTGGGATGAATCTATGCTTAAAGATATTCTCTCAGTACTTCCTGAAAATGATCTTGATGATATTGGTTTTTCAAATGAAGAACTAGAACTTCTTCTTCAAGATGTTGAAGATACAGAAATATCTCCTGAATCTGATAACGCTGTTTATTCTGACGACTATGAAGATGCAGATAATATAGACCTTGAACGGGTGAAAATAGCAGAAGAAGGAGGAATCTATGCTGTAGGGGATCAATATGTTCTATGTGGTGATTGTGTTGAAATTTTGAGGTCTTTTCCTGATAACTCGATAGATAGTATTGTTTGCGATCCTCCTTATGGGATCGGGTTTATGGGTAAGGATTGGGATCATTCTGTACCTACTGAAGAATGGGCAAGGGAATGTTATAGGGTATTGAAGCATGGGGGTCATATTGTTGCTTTTGGTGCTACAAGAGCAATTCATAGAATGGTTTGTGCTTTGGAAGATGAAGGGTTTGAGATTAGAGATATGATCAACTGGTTGTACTTTTCAGGTTTTCCAAAAAGCATGGATATATCAAAGCAGATAGATAAGATGAAAGGAAGCGAAAGAGAAATTATCAGTGATGTTTTGAAAAGTGGAAAAAAAAGAAATAGCATGGCAGGTGATTTTGTAGGAGAATATTATATAACAAAACCAGCTACAGAAGAAGCACAATATTGGGAAGGTTGGGGAACTGCCTTGAAACCTGCTCAAGAGCCTGCTATCCTTTGCAGAAAGCCGATAGAGAATGGTTTGAATGTATCAGAGAATGTTTTGAAGTGGGGAACAGGTGCGATCAATATAGATGCTTGTAGATTTGGATTTGGTGATCCTTGTTGGGTAGGGCCTCAAACTGAAAATCTTGGAGGAGGAGGATACAACACAAATGAAACAAGTACTAAGAAAAAAGATGATGCTACTTCTTATTATACTCCTGTGATGAATAAAGAATTTGTCAATCCTGTTGGTGGTCGATGGCCTGCAAATATATATCAATGTGCAAAACCTTCAAGATCAGAACGTGAAACAGGACTTGATGATTTACAGAGTAAAAAAGGACATGAAGTGGTTCATAGAAAAGAAGGAACAGCAGGTCTTGAGAATCCAAGAGCAGGAGCAGGAAGAACAGCAAGCGAAGTAAAAAACTTTCATCCTACTGTCAAGCCTACAAAACTCATGGCATGGTTATGTCGTCTTCTAACTCCAAAAGGAGGAATCGTATTAGATACATTTCTTGGATCAGGAACAACAGGAGTATCTGCTTCTATGGAAGGGTTCAAATTTATAGGTACAGAAAAGAATCCTGAGTATTGTGATATTGCGCTACAGAGAATCAAACATGCAACAGGTCATGATATAATGAAGGTGGAAGCAGTTATCTTTGAGGTGAAAAATGGGTAATATAGGACGTCCTTCAAAATTGAATGAAATAATGATCGCTACTCTAGAGAAAGCCTATTCTGTAGGGATGACTACAAAACTATCTTGTGAATATGCAGGAGTATCAACTTCAACCTTTTTCACGTGGATGCAAAGAGGCAAATATGAAGAAGGAACAATCTATGCAGAACTCTATCAAAGAGTGAAAAAAGCAGAATCTTCACATGCTCTTGCAAATCTAGCCTTGATTCAAAAAGTAGCTAAAGAAGGAACATGGCAGGCTTCAGCATGGCTCCTCGAAAGAAAGCATGGTTATCAAAAACAACAAGATCCCCTTGTAGAAGTGAATATTGATTCTCGTCAAATATCTGTCAATCAGTTACTTCAGGAGATACAGACAAGTGATCAAGAGTTACAAGAGTTGATATCTAGACCTGAGATAGATCTAGAGGAGGAATAGATGAATATATCAGTAAAAAATCAATACTTTGCAAAATGGTTGAATCGAAAGATTGGAGCAAAAGACAAATTCATTCTTAGATTCAATTGGCGATCTAGAGAATTAAATAGATGGTGCAGAGGTTTGAACTTTCCAAAAGCACCTATTTTATCTCAGTTGCTCTTTGATCTACATCTATATACAGGTCAGGAATATACATCTCTCTTATCAGAGTGTCACGAGCAACTTATGAAGGACTACAAAGAATATAAATATGGAAAGAAGGAAGATAGAACAACTACTTGATAAAAAAAACAAGTTGATCAAATACATCAAAGAATATCCTCTTTCTGTTGCTCTTCTTTGGGTTCCTCATTGTCACAATTGGAAAGGGATCAAAGGTGAAAGAAAAAAGGGTTGTGGTCAACCTATGAGAAGAATCAAAGGTGATCTGTTCAAATGTGATGATTGTGATATCACAGAACATAGAACATCTCAACAACATAGCCTTCTCAATCTAGGATCTGAAAGTACTCTTATATCAGGAGGAAACAGAGCAGGGAAAACGGAGGTAGGAGCATGTCTATCTGTTGCTTTTGCTTCAGGAAGAAAAGAACAATATGTTAGAGATTGGCTAGAGTTAAACAATCTTCCTTTTGATCTAGTTCCTGAGAATCCTTCTACTGTTTGGTGTGCTTCTCTATCTTATAAAGATGGCCTTGAATATCTCAGACCTAAACTAGATAAATATCTCCCTTCAGGAACAAAAAAAATAAGATGGACATCTCAAGATCGTGCTGTTGCTATTCTTCCAAATGGAGGCAGGATCGTTTCTATGAGTTGTGATAGTGGTAGGGAAGGCTTTCAAGGTGGTTCTGTTTCAATGGTTTGGATAGATGAAGAACCAAATGACGAGGGGATTTTTCATGAATGTTTATTGCGTACAGTAGATCTGAAAGGAAAAGTTATAATTACAGCTACTCCTCTCAAAGGTTTATCGTGGATGTTTGAAAGATTTGTAGAGAATCCTTCAAAGGGTTTTGAGGTTGTGAAAATATCAGGTCTAGACAATCCCTATGTATCTTCCTTCAAAATGAGAAGAACCGTTTCACATCTTTCAGAAGCATCTCAAAGATCTAGATTGTTTGGTGAGTTCTCTTCTCAATCAGGTCTAGTTTATCCTGAATTCCAAAAATCAACTCATCTTATAGATATAGAAGAAATTCCGAACCATTGGAGAAGATACGTTTCTATTGACTTTGGATCAAGTCATCCTTTTTGCGCTCTATGGGTTGCAGAGGCTCCTGCTGGTTATTACTCTTCTGATACTACTCTGATTGTATATAGGGAGTTGTATTGGACAAATAAAACAACGATAGAATCAGGAAGAGAGATCAATAGAATCAACAAGTTACACGATGAAAATATTCTTTGGTATGTTGCAGATCCTGAATCAAAAGATGGTCGTCTTACACTTGGAAGAGAATGTAATATAAGAACATTACCTGCTCCAAAACATCTTGGAGTAAATGAAGGGATCAATATGGTGAGAGAATATCTTCAAGTAGATCAGGAAGGAAAGAGTAGACTTTTATTTACGAAAGATGTAAAGAATACTTTGAGAGAATTCAGGCTG